CACTTGCAGAACGAGATCGAGGCAACATGAGCGTGTTGATCTTGCCCATCTACCACGTGCGCGCCATTTCAACATTAGGTGAAGCCGGTGCCGAGATACGGTATGCAGGCGCGCCGCAATGGTTGGCACTAGAGGATGATGAGCCAAATCCCGTGAAGCCGTCCAGTCGTCAGCCGTGCTTACTCCTGATTCTGCGGCCATCGGTTCAGGATGGTGGCAAATGACCCTATCACCCTGCAAGCACTGCGGCGCCGTCGCCCACTACGCCAAAAGCGTCACAGACCCGCACCTGTGTTGGTCGATTCAATGCTCCGACTGTGGCATTGCTACGCTGAGCTACAGTCAGCAGGAGATGGCAGCGGATGCGTGGAACCGGCGTGCTGATGTGAGGCAAGATGCGGCGGCGGCTGTCGAGGCGCCAAAGTGAACGTTGACACAGGAGGCGGCACGGCCATAGAGGGCAGCGTGAAATCCGGCGATTTCGTAGGTCGTGACGACCGTCAACAGAATGTAAATTTTAGTTTTGCGCCAACCGATGCAACGTTACGACAACCTGGCGTAGTTTATACGATCCAGGAGATGTTTGCAGCAATGGAGCGAAAATTAGACGAGCATGGTCATCAGTTGCAAGCCATTTGGCAGAAGGTCGTCACAATCGAATTTGAACAGGCCGCATTGAAACGAGAATTTGACGAGATGAAAACCGACAACGCAGAGACGCAGACCGCCGCCGAGAAGGAACGTCACTATCAATTGGTGCTGCTGTTCCGTGTGTTGACTGTGGTTGCGCTGATTGTCATCATCGTTATGTTGGCGTGGCTCATCATTTCTCATTTGGGGGTATCGTGAAAATCATCAACTGGATCGGGGACATCTACACCAAGCATGGCTATATCGCCGCTTTGGTGACTATCGTTGTGCTGGTGGCGCTCGCTGTGGGCGTCTCCTACGTGGCCGGGATTGACCTAAAAGACATTGGTATCTGGTTGTATCAACTAGGATAATCTGTGGTGATCGCCGTTGAGCAAACAGTTACCGGTTCAACTACAACCGGGAACGTAACTTTAACAAGCTGGACACCAGTCGCTAACGAACTGGTGCTTTTGTTCATCGCACAACGCAACGAGGCCATTGCGCCGTCAGTCAGCGGTAATGGGCTGACCTGGGTCGAAGTTGCCAATGTGGACAATGTGCAAGGGCAAAATGGTGTCAGTGTATGGCGCGCGATGGGTTCAAGTCCCAGCACCGGTAGCATTACTGTCACCCTGACCGGCAATACCTTTCCTGCGTTCGCGGTAGCGTGTCGCTTCAGCGGTGTTGACACTGGCGGCACAAATGGTAGCGGGGCCGTCGAAAACAGTGGTACTGCCGATGGGCCAGCGGTTGATGACAACGACATGCAGGTATCGGTCACGACCCTGACCGATAACGCATGGGCCATAGCCGTTGGCACCTACCGCAACAACACATTTACCGTTCCTGGAGACCAGACGGGGATCAGTACCGGCAATCTCGTAGGCAGTGGTGGTGATACAACTACCTGCTCTGTTTGGTACAAAGCTGTTGCAACAGCCGGCTCAACCACGTTAGGCGGCACAGATTGCTTAAGCGGCGCAGCAGACTGGTGCTGTATTGCCGTCAGCGTAAAGCCTGCTGTCACGGGCGTGAATGGCAGCCTGAGCGCAACGCTAGGGGCCGTCACCTCTTCCGCGGCCGGTACAGTCGCAGTCACGGGCGCATCTGCCCCAAGCCTGGGCGCTGTCATCTCTTCAGCCGCTGGGCAAGTCGCCAACAATGGCGCATTGGCTAAGACGTTCGGCAGCTTAACCGGCAGTGGAGCCGGGACCGTTGCCAACAACGGGGCTTTGGCTAAGACCTTAGGCGCGCTCACGGCCGCGTCGACCGGCGCTGTGGCAGTGGTTGGCGCAAGTAGTCCAACGCTGGGCGCGGCCACACTTAGCGCAGCGGGGACCGTCGCTACCAACGCCGTCACCGGCTTGGCGGCCATTACGCTGGGCGCTGTCACAAGCAGTGCAGCCGGCCAAGTTGCCAACAATGGCGCACTGGCTAAGACCTTGGGGGCCGTCGCAAGTAGTGCAGCCGGGGCCGTCGCTATCAGTGGCGCATCCGCTCCAACGCTCGGCGCCCTAGCCAGTAGTGCAGCCGGCACAGTCGCTGTGAGTGGTGCATTGGCTAAAACGTTGGGCGCGGTCACCACTACAGCAGCCGGTGTTGTTGCCATTGTGGGCGCAGCCGATGTTACGTTAGGCGCCTTGTCCAGTACAGCAGCCGGAGCAGTTGACGTTGTAGGTGCGGCCAATGTCACGCTGGGATCATTGGCGATTGCCGCTGCTGCAACGATACCGGCTGTTGGCAGTGCTGCTATTACCTTGGCGGCGCTGTCTATTACCGCTGATGGCGTGGCGCCGATTGCGGGTGTTGCTACCATTACGCTGGGCAGCCTTACCCTATCGGCGGCGGGTGGCATCACCAACAATGCAGCAGCGGCTATCACGCTCGAAACGCTGACCAGTGATGCAACCGGCGCTGTGGCGATTGCAGGCGCAGCGGATATAACGCTCGATGCGCTGACCAGCAGCGGTGATGGCTATGCATCAGCCGACTATGTAGGCGAGGCGGCCATAACGCTCGATGCGTTAACTAGCGTTGCAGCGGGGGAAGTGGCAATAGTCGGCCAAGCCGCTGTCACGTTGGGCGCTCTCATCAGCACAGCGGATGGCACGGTTGCCATTGTCGCCACTGCGGATGTGATACTGGACGCACTGTCCATCAGTGCCACAGGCGTGGCACCGGCGGATGGTGCGCTGGATACAACGCTGGATGCGCTGACACTGACCGCCACGGCGCAGAATCTGGTTGTGGGTAGTGCGTCAATCACGCTGGATGCACTTTCTCTTTTGGCAACTGGCGGCAATGCACCGGCAACGGGTGCGGCCAGTATTACATTAGGCGTGATGACACTATCGGCGGCAGGCGTGATTACAGCGCTGATTGCCGTCTATGGTACGGTACACGGCGTTACAGCCAGTGGAACCGTAGAAGGCGTGTTGAGAACAGGTTCAGTAAAGGGGACGTAGATCATGGCAGTTCAGCTCTCGGTAAGTGTAAGAAATGCTCGGTTAGATGCAATCGAATCGACGATCGGAACGGATGCAGTGTTGAAGATTCGCACAGGCGCTGCGCCTGCGGATGTGGCAACCGCTGACAGCGGTACAGTGTTGGCAAGTTTGACGCTGCCTAGCGACTGGTTAGCGGCGGCGAGTAGTGGCAGCAAGGCCAAAAGTGGCACTTGGCAGGATACTAGCGCAGACGGCACAGGCACGGCGGCGCATTTTCGCATTTATGCCAGTGACGGCACTACCTGTCACATGCAGGGATCGGTCACGGCAACTGGCGCCGGTGGAGATCTCACTTTAGACAACACCTCTATAAGTTCGGGACAAAGCGTGACCATTAGTTCGTTCAGTTTGACAGATGCAAACAGTTGATTACCGAATTGTAATCAACTGTTTGCATGGATTAGATATGTTTCCATGCTTTGCGGTGAACGATGCGGTGAATTGTTTGAGGTGTTGTGTTGTATTTCTTGGCAAGGTCGGACTGCGTCAGGATGCCATTAGTGTAATCCTGACGAATGGCTAAAACTTGGGATTGGGTCAGTGTCGAATGGTTGTTCTTTGCACCTAATCTCATGTCGTCCGTACTGATGGGGCCACCGGCGTTAGGCCAAGTTTTACCATGTACGATACTGTGAATAGTTTGGACTGCCACGCCGTATTGAAGGGCTAAATCAGAGAGATTGACCGAACCGGTATCGAATAGTGTACGAATCTCAACGATTTGCCTTTCTGTTAGCTTTGATTGGTGGTGATGTTCACCTTTACTGCCACCGCTTGCCCGTCCTTTACGTTGCATGTCACGATTGTTGTCGGTACGAGTGCCAAGAAAGAGATGATTAGGATTGACACACAAAGGGTTGTCGCAATGATGGCAGACACACAGATCTGCGGGTATCTCTCCAAAATGAATCATCCAGGATATACGGTGGGCACGTTCTGCTTTTCCGTACTTTCCGCCTGTATTGATGACACCATAGCCAAAATCGCGGGTTGCGCCAGTCCAAAGCCAACAGGTATTCGTTTTGTTGACATACTTCCAGAATCGCTGTTCGAGTGGTTGACGCTTTCGTTTGCGGCTTTTCTTAGAGGTGATTTCTGTGGTATGATTACACATGTCATTCGTTCCTTTCAACGTTTGACCAGGCCGGGGATTGCTTACGACAATCGCCCGGTATTTTCGTTTCACTCCTGTATTATACCACAGGTGTATGGAGATGTAAATCTATGGCACTAGCATGGGCAATTGCCGGGGCGCCCCGGCCATCGCAGGTTATTACCTGGCTACGAGGCGACAACGAACCAGAGAATCTAACCGGCGCTACCATGACCGGCAAAATCCTGTCACTCACGACTGGGACAGCGCGTGCCATTGTGGGCGCGCTGTCGGTTATGGATGGCGAAGAGGGTAGATTCTCCTGGGAGTACGATGCGGCGGACGTGGCCGATGCTGGGCGGTTCATGGTGCAGTTCACGGCAACCTTTGACAGTGAGCCGTCACCGGCGCGCACGATAGCATCTGAGTGGTTTGTCTACGAGGCGTTCTAATGGCCAAAGCGGAAAGCCAGAAACCGGCTGAAAACTGGAAAGAGATCTTCATCACGGCGCTGCTCAAATCAAGCAACGTGGCCGCCGCTTGCCGCAAAGCAAAGGTGAGCCGGACATGGGCCTATAGAGAGCGTGACGTTGACGCAGAGTTCGGCGCCGCTTGGGATGAGGCGCTAGACATGGCGCTAGACGATGCGGAGTCGGAAGGATGGCGCCGTGACAAAGGTTGACACCGGCGATTATGCCGTGACCTTTGACGTAGACACCGCCGGCACATGGTGGTGTGGGTTCTACAGTACCGGCACGGGCAAGGCTGCTAGTGACGATTACCGTGTTGACGTGCAGCCGAGCAAGCGCATATGACCACCGCTGGCGTCACCGCTGACGACCTGCGCGTCGTGGCGGCACTGTTGCTGTTCGTGCTGGTTGGGTTGACGTGGTACGTCAATGTGGTGAGGAGAAGTAAGTGATGCTGAATCATACAACTATTGATGTGGCGCTGTTGGCAACCGTCAACCTACTGCGTGGTAGCAGACCGAATGATCGCAGCGCGGCAGACAGGCATTATGCTGTGACTATTACCATGCTGGAACAGGCATACGCCTATTTCAACACATACGTCACGCGTGGCACCGTGGCTGTCGCCAACGACCTGGCACGCAAAACGCTGGAGTTGCCAGCAGACTGCGATGCGTTGCCGCCGACGTTTCAGGAAAGGCATGACGCGAACGTGGCGACGTTGCAGGAGATACACGACATGGTGTGGGGAGATACAAAGT